AAGTTGGTTGAGTCAAAAGATCAAGAGATTGTAACTATTAAAGATTCTAATGAGCGTCAAGCAAAATTAGATGAGCTACTTTCACCATTAAATGATGAAAAAGCAGAAGTTATGATCAATTTATTAGAAGGTGTACAAACTAAGAAATTAGAAAGCGCCTTTAACAAGTATCTCCCAGCGGTGCTTAACGAGAATGTAGTGAAGTCTAAAAAAGCGACACTTACAGAATCTGTTAAGGAAGTAACTGGGGATAAAGACAAGCAAGTTGAAGTTCAAGAAAACAAGGATGACGATGGTAACATCATCAACCTTCGTAAACTTGCTGGTATTTAAGTAAGACATTAGGAGAAAGATATGTCACAAGAACTACTTGAAAGCCGTTGGGGTGAGACAAAAGACGCTTTATTAGAGGGTCTTCAAGGCAACAAACGCAACTCAATGGGTGTTATTTTAGAAAACACAAAAAACTACTTAGCTGAAGCGGCTACATCAGGCGCAACAGCAGGTGGTAACGTAGCAACACTAAACCGTGTAATTCTTCCAGTTATTCGTCGAGTTATGCCAACAGTTATTGCTAACGAAATCGTTGGTGTACAACCAATGACAGGCCCAGTAGGCCAAATTCATACATTACGTGTACGTTATGCTGAATCTTTAACAGCTACTAACGCAGGCGACAACACAACAGCAGGTGACGAAGCATTATCACCATTCCAAATCTCAACAGCATACGCTGGTGACGGAACTGCTGGTAAAGCTGACTCAACAGCAGGTAAAGAAGGTACAGGCGGTCGTAAGATTTCAGTACAAATTCTTAAACAAGCTGTTGAAGCAAAAACACGTAAATTACAAGCACGTTGGACATTTGAAGCGGCTCAAGACGCTCAATCACAACACGGTATTGACGTAGAAGCAGAAGTAATGGCGGCATTAGCACAAGAAATTACTGCTGAGATCGACCAAGAAGTTTTAGCTTCATTACGTTCATTAGCGGCTACAGAGTTTACATACAACCAAGCAACTGTATCAGGTACAGCTACATTCGTTGGTGACGAACACGCGGCTTTAGCGGTTCTAATCAACAGAACAGCTAACTTGATTGCACAACGCACAAGACGTGGTGCTGGTAACTGGGCTGTTGTTTCACCAGCGGCATTAACAGTTTTACAATCAGCTACTACATCAGCGTTTGCACGTTCAACTGAAGGTACATTTGAAGCTCCAACAAACACTAAGTTTGTAGGTACTTTAAACTCAGCTATGAAAGTATATGTTGATTCATATGCGGCTGACACAACTCCAGTTTTAGTTGGTTATAAAGGTTCATCAGAAGCTGATGCGGCGGCGTTCTACTGCCCATATATTCCATTAATGTCATCAGGCGTTGTATTGGATCCAGCATCATTCGAACCAGTAGTATCATTCATGACAAGATACGGTTACGTAGAATTAACAAACAGTGCATCATCTTTCGGTAATGCGGCTGACTACGTAGGCGAAATTGCAGTTTCAAACTTATCATTCTCATAATTTTAAATTATGTAATGATGTAGTTGATACTACACTACGAAACTTAAAAGAGGACTTTTCGGAGTCCTCTTTTTTTATCTATAATTTTTCAAACAATAAGTAATTGCATGTCGCAATTAGATTTCAAATTATATTCAGATCCGTTTGAGTCTGCCTGGGAGCAAGAATTGTTCTATGGCAAATATCCACCTAACAAAACTTATGAATGGATAGACACAGACACACCCGAAGATTCAATCAATCATGATGATATAACCTATACGTTTAACGAACATGGATTTAGATCAGACAGTTTTAAACAACGAAGTGATTTTAATATATTAGTATCAGGATGTAGTCTAACAGTAGGTGTAGGCGTTAAGTATGAGAACACTTGGCCACAACAGCTTAAAACGCACATTAACCAGCCTACAACAGTTTGGAACCTAGCACAGAGTAGTACGAGCCCAGACTATGTTGTACGTTCAATATACAAGACTGTAGACGTGTTAAAACCAGACTTAATAGCAGTTTGTTGGCCTGCAGAATCAAGAATTGAGTTACCTAAAAACAAACATTCAATAACCACATATCAATTAGACACAGACGACTATCCTAAAATACTAGAGAACCCAAATTGGGCATATCATAATCTACAAAAAAATATTATTTTTTTAACACAACTGTGTAAAAATAAAAACATACCATTAGTACAAGCACCCGGACCTTATACAGACTTTGGTATAGATCCAGATACATCAGCAAGAGACGGTAGTCACCCAGGAAATAAATGGCATAAAAAGTTTGCTGAACTAGTTTTTCAGACATATCAAGATAAATACTAGTGCTAATTGCATAGGGCAGTTAGTTTATGCTGTTTAACCATATCAGCGTAGTGGATAGAACCCACATCGGACTTCTATAAGGAGAAATATAAAATGGGAAGACCTATTGACAAATACTTTTTAGGTGCAACTGGTGGTGCTCCGGCAACTATTCCAGTTCGTGCAGATATTGGCGGTACAGACTTTGAAGGTTACATTGTTAACCAAAAAGGTTCTAACAAATTTACAGTTTCAAATGACGCAGGTACAGTTTCAGGCGTTGCTTATCTTGTAGATAAAGTAACAGGACACGACGACGGCGAAATGTCTATCGTTGGTCAAGTTGATGGTGGCGATAACGTTACTATTCAAAAAATTACTGCACACAAAGCAGTTGGATTCAATGGCACTGTTTATTCATGGGCTGTTGCAGACGACTCTTCAGAGTCTTTAATCAGACTTACACCTTTAGCATAATTTTAAATTATATTAAGGTCAAAATCCCTTGTGTTAAATACGATACAAGGGATTTTTTATGACTTATGGATTTGCATTAGGCAACGGACAAAGCAGACAAGGACTAGACGTACAACGCTTACGCAGTTACGGTCCAGTAGCAGGTTGCAATAGAATATACCAAGAAGAAGAAGTAGACATACTAGTTTCTACTGACAGACAAATGGCCGCTGAAATTGAAGATTCAGGTTATGGAAGAACACACGAGTTTTGGACACGCAGACCAAGACCAGACACTGGTGCTAGATTATTAGAAAGACCTGAATATGGGTATTCTTCTGGACCAGCCGCGGTTGCTAAATTATGTCAGCGTGGTTGTACTAAAGTATTTTTACTAGGTTTTGACCTAGGGTCACCAACAGAACTTGTTAATAACATATACGCAGGCACTGCTTGGTATAAAACACCAGATCAAGAAGCAACATACTACGGTAACTGGGTAAAACAACTACAACAAATTAGTGATCATTGGAGTAATAATTTATTTTATAGAGTGGTAGGCAAAGAAAGTACACCATTTAATTTTGAAAGAACGAACATTATTGAAATTGATATGAGCAGTTTTAAAACGGAGATAAATAGTTTATAATTAGGAAGAAACTATGAGTGCAAACAAAAGAATATCAGGTGATTATAACATTGAGTCTATAGGTGGTAATATTGGTATCACGTCAGACACTGTTACAATTACAGGTAACTTAACAGTTACAGGTACACAAACAACAGTTAATTCAACTGATACAGCTATCAACGATAGAGTTATTATACTCAATGATGGTGAGTCAGGTGCAGGTGTTACAGGTACTTTATCTGGTATTGAAATTGACAGAGGTAGCTCTACTAATGCTAGACTAGTCTATGACGAATCATCAGACACATGGAAGTTAGATAACGGTTCAGGTTCTTTAGTTGCTATTGCTACATCAGCATCAGGTAACGTTGGTTTGTATAACGTTGTAGAAGATACTACACCAGAATTAGGTGGTGCATTAGATGTTAATGGACAAAGTATTGTATCATCTAGCAACGGTAATATTGTACTAGCACCAAACGGCACAGGTGAATTACAAGTTGACGGTACAGCAGTTAGGTTACAAAATGAAAGTGCTCCTAGTGCAGAAACAGGATATAACAAATTATATGCCGCAACACCATCAAGTGGTGGCTCAGGGTTATTTGTTACTAATGACACAGTAAGCGACGAATTAGTAAGTAAATCAAAAGCCATTGTGTATGGCATTATATTTTAGGAAATAAAAAATGGCTATAGAAACAAATTTAGTTGGAAATACAGCAACCACAGTTTATACATCAAGTGGCGATTCAGCAGTAACATACATTTCACTAACAAACTATACAGGTTCAGCAGTAAGCGTAGATCTACACGTTGTACCTGATGGTGACTCAGTTGGTAATGTAAATCTTGTCGCTAAAACGTTGGTTATTGATGCAACTGATACATTTTATCTTTACAGCTCAGGCGAAAAATTATTAATGGGTAATGCTGATACTATTGTTGCTACTGCTAACACAGCCGCTTCAATAAACGCTGTTGTTTCATACACAGGTATCTAATGGCTCATTTTTTAAAAATTTCTTCAACTCTTGGAGGAGGCATAGCTCAAGCAGTTGCTATTCCTTCAGGTAATTCTAATAATCGCCCAGGAAATCCTAAAGTTGGCGATTTTAGATTTAATACAGACAATTTCAAACTTGAGTACTTTAATGGCACACAATTTGTTACTTCGGCACAAGTTGGTGAGGTAACTCTTACAGTAGATAGTTTTACTGGTGATGGTTCAACCGTTTTATTCACTCTAAGTGCAGAACAATCAGGTGTAAATCAAGTTATGGTGTTTATTGGTGGTGTACACCAAGATCCTGCAACTGCTTATACCATATCTGCAGACGAAATTACATTCACAAGTGCTCCTCCAAACGGCGAAGCAATCAATGTTATCTTAGATTTAGGTAGCACAAACGCTAGTTAAATAAAAAGATAAATAAACACATAAACAACATTTGTTGTGGACAAACCGAGGTATACCTGCGATTGAACAAGGTAATCCGTGAAACACGGAGGATAAGGAGACAGTAATGGCTATTGGCCGCATATCTGGACGAATGCTCAAGGACAACCTTGACCGTGACGACAGTTTAACATTTAATACAAACACACTAGCAATTGACTATGCCAACAGCCAAGTTGGTATTGGTACGGCTACACCTAACTCCTTACTTCAAGTAGATGGCAATACAACACTTGCCAACATTTCAATTTCAAACACAACAATTTCATCAACAGTAGGTAACACTAATATTGTATTATCGCCAGATGGCACAGGTATTGTTAGTGTATCAAATAAAGTTATTGGTAATGTTAGTGATCCAGTAAACGCACAAGATGCCGCCACAAAAGCCTACGTTGATTCAGTTACTGGTGCAGTTAACACAACAGGTAACGTAAGTGTATTAGGTAACCCAACAGATGGCAATATCACAGATGGTGCATACATTAACTGGTCAACATCAACATATATTACAGATGCCATTGATGACTTAAATGAAGTTATTGAAAATGTACGCAACAGTACATTTGTTAAAGATGTAGACTTTACAGCAGATAACACAGCAGGTGGTGCTGGCTTAGTAGTTACACTTACAATAACAGCTACAGGTAACGCAAATCGCTACACAATTGATTGGGGTGACGGTGATACTACAACAGCAACAACAGATTCAACTCCAACTCATACATATTCATCTAATTCTGGATCACCATATTCAGTTGAAGTAACTGCGTTTAACAACTCTGGATCAGGTGCCGGTTCAACTGCTACAAAAACTAAAACAAATTATATTTCAATTTACACAGCAGATCCAGTTGTATCATTTA